TAGTAAAACAGGTATAATGCGTAAAGGTCCTCATTCTAGGAGAGAGATGATGATATATGTTGTAGTTCTTCTTTGGGCTATCGCAGGGTTTGTATCAATGTATTATGCTAGAGATCTAAAAGAATTATCAGTTTATTTTGCATCATTAACAGGATTCGTAGCTTCATGGATAGCTGGTGAAAAGTTTAAACCAGAAGACGAAGTAAATCAAAACATAAAAAAGTAATGGTTACAGGATTTACAGCAACAGAATATGGTGATTTTTTAATCGCTAAACTTAATGATCCTTACTATAATACAGTAAAGGTATTAGATTGGGAAATAGTAGCAGGTGTTCAGAGTTTTAGAACAACAGGTACCCTATCAACACAGGCAGGATCTCCCACAATTCATGGAAATTTTACAGAATTTGGTAATTTTTCACAAGGTGATGAAATTATAATTGGAAACACAACGTTTACAATCGACACGATAGTTACACCAATTGAATTGACCTTAACAGAGGCACCAGATTTCACAACAACTGGTATTGAGTTTTACACCCCAGCTACAGAAAATAATCTATTTGAATATCAATATAGATGGTCTACTGATAATTCACAGTTTTCAGAATTAAGGCCTCTTAATCGTTCTCAAGGTTTTTCTGATCTTATGGGATTAACATTTGATCCGCTAAAACCGCTATGGATCGACGTTAGGGCCGAGGTTGCAGCAATAACAACAGGATATACAATCTCTATCATATCAGTAACATATACATTAGAAACGGTTGACGGTACAGTCGTTAGCTGTCCACAATTTTGTGTTGAATGTACTGATCCTTTTGCAATGTATGGATGTGCAAACATTATCGAATGCGTTGATGATAACTTATTCAATCCATATGATTTAAATAAATCAACAAACTTATACAAGCAACTTGTTGGAATGACCAGTGATATATTTGGCCACGAAGTTCAATATTTTAGAACTGAACCGGATGCTAGAACAGAAGATGTTCATTTAATGGAATATTCTCTACACAATGTTGTTGATAAAAAACCAGTAAAGATATTAGTACCCGATAACGAATTTCCAGATGAGTCAATGACTTATGATATTTTTGGAATGGAATTTGCAGAATTTGAAATCCATATTACTGCATCTGAATTTCAAGCAGTATTTGGACAAGGTAAATCTCCAAGAAATAAGGATTACATGTATATTCCATTAATTAATAGAATGTATGAAATTAATTCACTTTCAATTGCAGATGAATTTAACCAAGCCTCTTCTTATTGGAGATGTAAATTAGTTAAATATCAAGAAAGATCATCAGTTATCAAAAACCAGTTTGAAGTAGACACAGATAGTTTAACAACAGGAGTTGAAGAAATATTTGGTGAAAAACAGAGAGAGGAACAAGAAAAAGTTACTAAACCTCAACAATTTCAAACAGTGTCAACTGCATATCGAGATGGTATTAGAGGATTTATTGATAAAAATCTAAAAATAGAAGATAATGACTTAAGAAACAGATGGACTGTTGTTAGTAAGAACTATTACGATTTAAATAAAATTAGCGGACAACAAACTGGCGTTGAATACGAAGTGTCATCTAAATTAATTTCAACTGATAATTTAGCGACATCGCTGTGGTTTAATCCACAATTAGAAAGTGATGACACTAATGAATATGTTTTATTCGGAGATTTAGCAGCACTTGGTGGTTTTAAATTATTTTACAGCAATACTGGATTTAGGGTACATGCCAACGGAATAGATCATGTATTTACGCATGGAATTACTTTACAAAAAGGAGAATGGTACGGTTTAGTATTAAATATAAACAACAAGTTTTTCCAAGTTTCTTTATCTCTATATAGATTAGATTCAACAAACAATAGAGGAACTGCAGTAGGATCACGTCCACAAGATTCAAGTAATGATTTAATTGAAGAATATACAGAAATAATAGAAGCAGGCCAGCCATTACAATGGGATTCGAATTCGAAATACCATATTAGAGGAAATAAAACATACATGACAAATATTAGAGTCTTTACTAATGTGATCGAGTTTGAACAACATCACAATGTATTAAATCAATATGTTGTCAGAGATAATCAACTATCAATCCTTATAGATAATGCAATTCCAAGTTTAGGCTATCAGCGATTCAAGAGCGCTAGATAAAATTGGAATAAATAATCTATAATAAAACATTGAAAATATGCCAGAAGATAAGAAAAGTATTAAATCACAGGCTGAAGATATTAGAAAAGAACTAGACGATCTAATTGGAAATAATGATCCAATTCAATCAGTTATAGAAACAGACCCGGAACTACCGACAAAGAGAGATCTGCCAGCCAGGATGTCTTACTCTGAATTAAAAACAAGTGCCAGTAAAAAAGCAACAAAGACTATTACTAGTTTGATGAAGTTTTATTTGGACGAGGATATAATTGAGAGAGACGAATATATTATTGCTAAAAAGAAAATAGATGAGATGACCATGTCATCTTTAATATATCAACTACAGGCGGGTGAAAGGGCTTTAACAACTTTATTAGAAACAATCGAAGACGGCGAAATCGCTCCAAGAATGTTTGAAGTTCTTGCAACTCTACAAAAATCAATGTTAGATATTATTAAATCACAAACCATGTATTTAATGGCAGCTGAAGAAGGTGCTAAAAGAATGGCAAGAGATATTGAATTATATAAAAAGAGAGATGATGCACAAACAATTAGCGAGGCATCGGGAGGAGCTCCAACAGGAGATACAGTACAGAGAGGTACAAAAGATTTGATGAGAATGATCCAAAACGGAATTCTCGATGATCAAATAGAAGACGCTGAAATTACAGAAGAATAATGGGAGATTATGTAGGAGATAATAGGTGGATCCCTCAGGGACAATCTGCAGATGACGCTGGTAAACTTATCTGGTCAACAAAAAGTATCAACGAGTTGATGCTAGCACTTGATCAAGGGTATAGACCGTCGGTTCCTATGCCTTTTTATGAAGGTAAGCAATTCTTACGTAGAGGTAATATTGTATTTGATTATACAGATTCTGAAATAACTGAGCTAGCAAAATGTGCAAATGATATTGTATATTTTGCTGAAAAGTACGCTGTTGTAATGACGGATGAAGGAGTCCAGCAAGTAAAGTTGAGAGATTATCAAAAGCAAATGCTTAGAGATTTTCAACACAATAGATTTAACATAGTATTAGCTTCTCGTCAAATGGGTAAAACCGTAACTGCCAGTATTTTTAATGCATGGTATTTAACATTTAACTATGACAAGACTACGCTGCTACTAGCCAACAAATCAGAATCAACAAAAGAAATTATAGATAAAGCAAAGGTTGTATTAGAGAACTTACCGTTCTTTATGAAACCAGGGATTATTAAATACGATGTTATGAATGTTCGTTCCGATAACGGATGTCGTTTGGTTGGACAATCAACTACGGCAAAATCTGGTATTGGTTTTACTATTCATAATTTATATTTGGATGAGTTTGCACACATCCATCCTACAATTGTGGATTCATTTTATGAAAACGTATATCCAACATTGTCAGCTTCAAAAATATCGAGAATTAACATTACGTCAACTCCAAATGGTTTTAACAAGTTCTACGAAATTTACGCTGACGCAGAGAAACAAAATAATGAATATAAGGCGACCAGAATAGATTGGTGGCAGCACCCGGATCGAGATGATGAATGGTATAAAAGAGAACTTGGAAACCTAGGTTCTGAGGACGCATTTAATAGACAATATGGAAATGAGTTTACAAGCTCATCTAGTTTATTATTAAGTCCAGGTACTATGAAAAATATGAGATCTAATGCAAGAAAATTCGAATGGTACGATTTTGAAGAATTCGACAATGTTCATATAGATACTAAAGGTTATTTAGGATTTGATCCGGAATTTGAAGTTGAAAACGCAGGATCATCTGATAAATATTATGTATTTTCAGTAGATATTGCAGAAGGAAATGGAGGTGACGATTCAGTTATTAACATTTTTGAAGTTTTACCAATGTCACCGTCCGAGATAGAAAACACAATTAGTCCTGGAGCAATGTATGATTTCTTTAAATTAAATCAAGTAGGTATATTTAGTAGTAATGAACACCCAATTGAAGAATTTGCAAAAATATTGTATACACTAGCCCTAGATATATTTAATTCTGAAAATACTAAAATGATCATTGAATACAACACATACGGAAGTATATTGATTCAGTATTTAAGTACAGTATTTCCAGGGCGTAATGATTTTGAAGATGAAATGTTATTAAGGTTTAAACACAGACACGACTCTAGAACCTTGAAACCAGGGATCAGATTAAAGAGTGATAACAAATCTGTATTTTGTCAGAATCTTAAGAAACAATTAGAAACAGACAGAATGAAAATCAATGACTTAGATACTGTTCACGAAGCAAGTCTATTCGGAGTATTAAAGAATAACAGCTACGGAGCTCAAATGGGTAAAGATGATAAAATCATGACATGTGTTACAGTGACTGAATTTTTTGGCACAACGGACTACGCGGATTACATTGAAGAACTATTAGATATTATACCAGCGGAAACCGTTAAACAAATGGAAAAAGTCTTATATAAAGAAAGTGATGTACAGGGAGATTTACAGTTCGATATTTACGATTTACTGTAATATTCACCAGATAATAAAGATATATAATAAAAGAAAAAAAAACAAAAATATAATACTATGGCACTAAGTCCTAATTTATTGCAATTTAAATCAAGTGGTGTATACCGTTTAGAATTTGACAAGTCACAGACTGCAGATATTAACGTTGAAACACTTAGATTAGTAACAGGTCACTCAAGAAAAGGACCTTACAACACACCAGTTTTAATTTCAAGCGTTGAAGATTTTACTAACGTATTCGGATCGATTGATAAAAAACTAGAAAAAAGAGGAATGTTCTTCCACAGATCAGCTATGGAAGCTCTTTCAAGAGGACCAATCCTAGCTTTAAACTTAAACAAGTTTGATTCAACTGACACGGCTAGCTTTGCATCACCAGTAACTAACGGTTCTGTTCATTCAATCACATCAGCTGCTGGAACTAAAGAATATTCAAAATTCTTTAATACTGACAAATTTGCGGTACCATCTGACGATGCGGTTTTATCACAAGTTGATGTAGATTCAGATCATTTATTTCACTTTGTTAACATCAAACAAAATGCTATTACTGTTATTATCAGACAAGCACAAGATGTTAAAGAATTTCAAATTATCGCAAGAGAATGGTATGGAGAAGGTAATGTACCTGAATTCATGAATGATTTTGATTACGTATCAGATTATATGGTTGATGTATTTGTATTCAAAGGAGAGTTTGATGCAGCTAAAATGCAAAACGATCCAGTATACGGAGAATACTTTAACGAAGATGGATTAAACAAAGAATTATTAGGTCAGTTTTCTAACCTAAGACAAGTTAATTTAGAAGCACAATACACAGGATCTTTAATCCCAGGATTTAAAGATTTAGAAGGAAGAAGCTTATATGTTGAATCAATGATTAACAATGAAGCAAGAAAAACAGGTTTATTCTGTGCGATTAACGAAGATGCAGTATTAGAAGGAGATGTAGACTTAGTAGGTCACTCATACGATGCTGATCAAGATCATGAAGTATTATCACACGTTGTAGGTCAGAATGTAGTAGAAAGCTCGGTAGTATTACCAGCAACTAAAACAATCGCACTAGACGTAACAGGGGAAGTACTAACATTTGATTACAACTCAACTGCAGATTTAGCAGTTGGTGATTTTTTACAAGCAGCAACTAGCGGAGAATATGTTGAAATTTTATCTTCAGTATATGATCAAGGAGTAACAACAGTAACATGTGATGGAGTTATTAACTCAAGCTATGTTTTAACTGGAGCTACACCACAAAGTTATATTGCACCGGTAGCAGAGGATTTAACTGCTGTGCCACCAGTCGCTGAAGTTTTAGAACAACTAGAAGTATTAGCTACAGAGTTTAATGTATTTGCGGTTTCTCAATCAAGAGTAATTGCAGAAGAATTTTCAGGAGCAACTTACGCAGCTGCAGGTTCTTTATTTACTTTAACATATGTATCTGCACCAGATTCTATCAGCATCTCAGCTGGAGATTATGTACAAGCAGACGAAGCTAATAGATTAGCTAAAATTAAAAGAATCGCTAAAAACGGAAATGTTTACGAAGTATACTGTGACGTTACAGTTGCAGCAGCATGGTCAGGAGAATATGTAAAATCTTTTGAAAATGCTTCAACGCACTACAAAACATTCCCATTACAAGGAGCAAGCTTAAAAGAACAAACTATCAAATCAGCATTAGATGCTGTAAGAGGAGGAACAGGATTACATATCGGATTAATCGATAAAGATCTAATAGACTTCAGATATGTTGTTGATACTTTTACTTCTTTTGATACACTTGATGGTTTACAAAATAAATCTCAATTATCAGAATTAGCAAGAGCAAGACAAAATGCATCAGCTATCTTAAATGCACCAACAATCGGAGACTTTAAGAAGTCAACTAATCCATCGTTTACAAACGCTGAAGGTGAATTTAAAGTAGAATACATTGCACAAGGAGGAAATTTAGATAAAAATCCAACTAAAACATATTTCTTACCAGGAATAACAGAAGGAGCAAATTACGCATTCTACTACGGACCAGGTTTATTAATATCAGATAACGGAAAAGATTTAATCGTTCCACCAGCTGCTAATGTATCTAATAACTATTTAGATAAATACACAAGCGCACAACCATGGTCAATCATTGCAGGTCCAAGAAGAGGAGTTGTAGGAGGATCAGGATTAAAAGGAGCAGAATACGCTTTTGATAAATCTGATAGAGATGTATTAGAGCCTTTCGGAATCAATCCAATTGTATTCCAAAGAGGAGTAGGTCTTACGATCTTAGGAAATAAAACGGCACAGCAATCTGTTAAATCAGCGCTTTCTTCAGCTCACGTTAGAGAAGCTCTTATATACATACAAGATGGTATCGCAGATATTCTTAAAGGATACGTATTTGAATTTAACAACACACAAACTAGATTAGAAATCAAAACTTTAGCAGATTCATTTATGGAATCAGTAAAAGCAGACGGTGGAGTTTATGAATTCAAAAACATTATGGATCAATCAAACAACACTGATGACGTAATTGATAACAACTTCGGTATTATAGATACTTATGTTGAACCAGTTAAAGGATTAGAAATAGTTGTACATAGAACTACGGTTTTAAATACTGGTGAAATTTCAACAGGGAACTTTAGTTAATCAGATATATAAAAAAATAAAAACAATATAAAAATGGCTTTACCACATTATTCACAAGATCAAACTAGCAGAAGCGGTAGACAATTCGAACCAGTTCAAGCGAACTTATTTGAAGTAACAGTTTTACCTCCAGCAGGAGTAACGGATGCACCGTTAATGATTCAACATGTAAACTCTATTTCAGGTTTAGAATTGTATAAAGAAGTTGCTGCAGTTGAGCAAAAATACAAATTTTCAACACGTTCATTCGCAGGAATGCCAGATGCAACGACATTGGATGTTGCTATCAATTTCTCATTAAACTTAAACGATGCTAATCAAGCATACCTTTACAAATCAATGAGACAATGGTATAACAACCAATACGATCCGCAAACGGGAGCAATGGGTCTTAAAAAAGATTACGTAGGTACTATCGTTGTTGTACAGTTCAATAGAGCTGGAGACATTTATAGAACAGTAACTTTAGAAGACTGCTTCATTACGTCTGGATTACCTTTCACGACTGAATTAAGTTATGAAACTACAGAGGCTCAGGCTTTAGAGGTTACATGGAGATGTGATACTTTTAAGGAAGTTTTAGCTTAATAGAATATTTTATAATAGGGGATTCCCAGAGGTTTCCCCTATTTTTATGAAACAAAAACATAATATGTTGATATAATAATAACAAATGGATAAACTGACAAAAAAGTTACAAGTCCTCCTCTCTGAGTCGGAAGTAACAGCAATTAACAGGATTATCCTAAATGAGGCAATTGAAAATGGCGAGCGACCGGTATCAATATCAGCTTTTATTAGGGATATAATTCGCAAAGAAATTGAATTGAAAGCCGATTCAATACTAGAATGGAATAAAGATAATATTAAGAAACTTAAAAAGAAGTAATAAATGAGCGATCAACATCAAGACGACGTAAACTTAGACGATGCATACAAGAACATCGTAGAAAATCAGGAAAATCCTAAGCCTGCTGATTTAGGATCAATAAACATGGACAAGTTTAAACAACCAGAGGCAAAAGAAGCTGATGTTGTTTTAGGTTACCACGCAATCCCAGTTAATTCTTTACCATCAGCTGGTATGTTTTACCCTAATGGAACTGAACTACATATCAGATCTGCAAAGGTTGCTGAGATTAGACATTTTTCAACAATGGATGAGAATAATATTCTAGACGTTGATGAAAAATTAAACTCTATTCTAGAAACATGTACTAGAGTTACTAATAACAATAAAAGAATGTCTTATAAAGATCTTCTAGAAGAAGATAGATTCTTTTTAATTCTTTCAATCAGAGATTTAACATTCCCAGAACCAGAATCTCAATTATCAACAGACCACGTCGATAAAAAAGGAGAAACTCATAAAATTGAAATATCTAAGGATAATTTTACATACTTTAAAGTTCCAGAAAATCTAGACAAATATTACGATAGAGCAGAAAGAACTTTCTTGATTGAAACAAAGTCTTTTGGAACATTAAGATTGGCTCCACCGACAATCGGTATCATGCAAAGAATGACAGCATACATTAAAGATAGACAAGAGAAAAACTTAAAAGTTGATCAATCTGTTTTACAAATTATGCCATACATGGTTACTGAATGGAGAGGTTTTACAGATAAAGAAATTTTCAAGTTTGAAATTGAAATGAATAGCTGGTCGAACAAGAAGTATAGTTTAATTTATAAATTAGCAGAACAAATGAAGGTTGGTATTAAACCTGACATGAATGTTCAAATAGGGGATGATTGGGAGGACGTCCCTATTGGGTTTCGCGACGGAATCAAGTCTCTTTTCATTGTTCAAGATATCGCTGGAGAACTTCTTTAAAACGAAGTTTTATATTTATAAACACTTACATCTGCAACCAAGTGAATTGGAAGCAATGGAGTACTATGAATTCCACTATCTGGTTAAAGATCTCTTAGAGTTCTTACAGAGGGAGAATGACACAAACACAGATCAACAAGATCAAACAGGTAAAGCGATGTCAGGTATGAAACTACCTAACATAAAGATGCCTAACATAAAGATGCCAAAGATGTAGATATATACTCTATATTTTAAAACATATAGTATATTAAGATTAATGAAATTATTATTCGCACCGCTACAAAGGCTAGCAAATTTAATGGAAGGACAGGTCGCAGAAAGTAAACAACTGCGATCCGTTCTTACCCTTTCTATAGAAGACGCAAGTAAAGCGCAGATATCAGAGCTACAAATACAAACTAGCCTTCTAGAAGATATTAAAGGAATATTAAAGATGCAAATGACTCAAAATGCCGTGTCCTCTAAAGGATCAGGCAAGCCTGGATTACTAGGCGGTGTCAAAGATAAAATGCCAAAATTTAAAGGAGCTAAATCAGTTGCAATTGCGGTTGGTTTATTCGCAGGTGCTATATTAGCATCTACGGTTTTCTTTGCTTTAATGCCAACATTATCAGTTAGAACACTTTTAACTACAATGGCAGTCGCTGGTATAATGACGCTTATTGTTCCAAGATTTATGGAATTAACAAAGCTGTATAGGTTTAAAATGAAAAATATTTTAAAAGCCGCGGCAATATTACCAATAATTTCAATGGCAATATTAGCATCTGCATTACCATTAATGTTAATGCCGGCAATAAGCCCTATTGCTTTAATATCTGCGTTTTTTATAGGTGCAGCGTTAACCTTATTTGCACCTACATTTATAAAGTTAGTACAGGGATTAAAGGGTACTAAATTAAAAGATCAAATAAGTGCAGTTGCAGCTATGGCGATAATGGCAGGTGGTATTGTTGCAGTAGCATTGGTATTTGCACTCTTAGGGAGTGTGTCAGGCTGGTCTGCTCCGCCTCTATGGTGGACTATAACAGCAGGATTGGCTATGTTTTTATTTTCTTTAGCATTTGTACAAATATTAAAAACCATTAAGGGAAGATCAGTTAAAGAGATTGCATTTGCAGGTCTTGCAGTACCTGTAATGGCTGCCGCTATTGTTGGTGTTGCATATATATTTAAACTCTTTCCTAAGGAAGCAGTAGCCCCTGGATTAGGTTGGACAATTAAGGCTGGATTAGCTATATTTTTATTTTCTTTAGGGTTTGTACAGGTATTAAAAGCTATTAAAGGAAGATCACTTAAAGATATTGTATTCGCAAGTCTTGCGGTACCTATGATTGCAGCTGCTGTTGTTGGTGTTGCATTTATATTTCAAGCACTTTCGTTTGTTGAAGGTTATGAAAAATTTGCACCGGACCCGATATGGTCACTTAAGTCAGGATTAGCTATGTTAGCATTTACTGTTCCTTATTTACTAATATCTTTGGCCGCTAAAAGAATAGGAGCAAAAGGTCTTGTATTAGGAGCTCTTGCTATGATAGCAGTTGCTGGAGCTATTTTAGCATCTGCTTGGATATTCTCGGTTTTACCTGATACTTTCATAGCACCGCCTATGGATTGGGCAATCGGAGCTGCAATCGCAATTACCGCATTTACAATTCCATTAGCAATCGTTGGTTTATTAGCAACAGTATTAACCCCAGTTACTTTATTATTAGGAGCAGCTGGTATTATATTAATTGCAGGAACAATGTGGGTTGTTGCTTGGATTTTTAGTAAATTGCCAGATTTAAGTGCAATTTCTAAAAACATCACAGATGCGATAATGTACCCTGTTGATTCAATGATCAATGCATTAGGAAGATTCAAAAATGAAATTGGAATTGAAAATATGGTACCGCTTGCTGGTGGTATTTTAGCTATTGCAGGTTCTTGGTTAGTTTTAACAGCAGCAATGGCAGGTCAAGGAATTGGAGGAGCTATTGGCGCAATTGGTAATGCAATAGGAGAAGGGATTAATAAATTAACTGAATGGTTCGGTGGAAAAAAAGCAATGGGACCTAAGGATTTATTAGAACTATTAATAAACAAGGCAGATGGTCTTAGGAAGATCGCAAGACCTATGAAGAACATAGGAATGGGATTTAAAGGAATAGGATTACACGCTGCCTCTGTTCAAAGGGCATTAGGAGCTTTAATTCCGTTCACACAAGAAGATGAAGTTGAAGAATTATCAAGTGCTGCAGCCTCTATTATGATGCTTGCAGGAGGATATCGTTCGATAGCAGCATCAACAAAGTTAATGAATATTGATGCTCTTAACGCATCTGCTAGTATGTTTAACGCAATTGCCAGAGTCGCAGAGTCGGATGGAGCAGATTTAATAACAAAAATATCTGAAGACTTAATGGAAGCTGTTAGACAACTTTCAGAAACAGTTAAAAATCTAGAAGCATCTAATAGTCAAAATTCTGAATCTATGGGAGATTCTATATCTAGCACATTAACAGGATTTATCGATAAGATTAGAGGTAAAAAAGACGAAGCAGGAGGATCATCAGAATCAGGCTTAGTAGATATGTCCGCTGTAATTTCAGCAATACAAGAACTTGAAGGTAGATTTGATAGACCTATTAAAGTTAAAGAAATCTAAAATCTAGTTTTTGAAACTTTTTTAAAATATTGAATATAAATTTAAACATTTATTATTTTCAATATGATATTTAACTCAATCTTAATATTTTTAATATGTGTAAACTTTTACATAGATAATAAAAATAGAAAAATACACCAGGATAGGATAAAACTTTTAGAATCCAATCTTGATACAATGTCTCGTGTTCTTTACGAAACATCAAATCAATTAAAAGATCAATCAATAAGCCCAATCGCAATTACAGAAGACGATTTTCAAATCGTTTCATCTAACCTGGAGTCGGCGCAGGATAGATTGGCAGAATTAGATCTAATCATACAGAATATACAAATTAAAATTAACAAAGAAATCAATGACTAAGGCAAGTGTTGTACAAAGACTATTAGAGCAAAAGCAGATTACCGCAGAAGAGGCAGTGGTTTTATTACAGGGTGAAGTTGTAAATATTCCAATGTATACTCCTAATCCATATTATGATAACCCAAACTATACAACACCGCCGGTATGGTGTTCAACCCCAAATACAACATCATGAGTAATTCTTACGAAAAATATTTAGATTTAAAAGAACAAGGTGCCTTTGAGTTTGATCCAACCAACATGGGAGATGTTTTAAATTTAGCATATTCCAAAGGGCTAAGACAAGAAATTATGTTTGATGCAATGGATATTCTTAGAGAAAATCCTAAAATGACAAACGAAGAGGTTATTATCCTATCTGCTAAAAAATGGAATTTAATATGAAAATAAAACAAGAATATACGATTGATCTAGCAAGAGAAAAGGCTATTGTAGATATCTTAAATAAGAACGAAGCGAAGGTTGGTGTTGAGATTGGAGTTTTTAAAGGTGAATTTTCTAAAACAATACTAAGTGGATGGGGAGGTAGATTATATATGGTTGATCCTTGGCGAGGTCTTGGAAATGACTACATAGACCGAACTAACCACAAACACCACTCTTCAATTTACGAAGATGCCATGAAATCCATTGATGGTTATGAAGATCGTGGAATTATGATCAGGGCCCTGAGTTCTGAGGCCGTAGATCTATTTGAAGATAATACTTTAGATTTCGTATATATTGACGGCAATCACGCATATAATAGTGTTAAACAAGATCTTGAATTATGGTGGCCTAAATTAAAAAAAGGTGGCATTATGTCAGGCCATGATTTTCTTTTAGTAGACTGGGAATCAATATCAAAAGTACCACATGGTAAAGATACTCATGTATATTCTGAAGGTACGACATGGCAAATCAAAGGATATTACGATCCTAATAATGAAATACCACATGGAGGAGTTTTCGGGGTAAATCCAGCAGTTCATGAG